GAAATGGACCTTGATGATATTCAAAAAACAGAAAGTGCATTTGGTGCTTTAGCCTCTGCTACCTCTTCTCGTCAACTTGCCAACAAATACAGAAGTATGCAAAAAGAGATATGGGACGTTATGGATAGTCCTCTTGAAGGGCAAGAGCTTCCTGATGGTATTGATCTAAAACAACAGCTTAGAGAGGCAAAAGATTATTGGTTAGAGAATATAGTAAAGCCATACTATGATAAATCTGCTAGTCCCGTAGGTTGGAATGCTTCTAATTTTAGAGTTACAAAAGATAAAGATGGAAATGACATTACAGAGTATGTAAATAACCCTAATGAATGGATAACGAGTGATGTAGAGAATGCGTTGAGGATAAGTGCAAGCGATGCAGATGGACAAAAGATTGAAGACATTTTTAGTTTAGCGTTTCCTAAAAAGGTTCAAGCAGATGGCACTTTAGATTTTGATCCACAAGACAAACAGATAATTAATAATATTTTAACTAATATAATGAGGGACGTTATTAGTCGTGATCCTAGAGTTATTCAAGCCAAAAGAGTTGTGGAACCATTTGATGGGTTTAAGGATGCTAAAATTAAGGATTTTGAAACGGCTAGACAGGTAGAGGGGGCTAGAATTGAAAGAGAGAGAATCGTAAGTTCTGCTGCCACCATAGAGCAATCCGCTGCCATTAACTATTTAGAAAGAAGAGGGCTTATTAATACTGATAGTCTGAAGGAATATCAAAAAGACATAGTTTCTTTTCTTGGACCAAACAAATTTGCTGAAGAAAATAAAAAAGTACAAAGAAGAGTACAAGCTAGGTTAAGAGATCTTGTTAAAAAATTAGATGATGAAAAAAGACTTCGTGAAAGTTTTCTGTCCTATACACCAGCGGGTGAGGCGGGAAGAAGAATAGACAAAAATATTGATCTCGTAAATTATTTTGTTACTGGCCCTGTAGATCAATCTATAGCAAGAATACGAGAAGTAGTCCCTCAAGTTTCTAAACAAATATATGGAGATGATAGTGCAGAAAACATTAAGAAAACTAAGAGAATATTTTCTGATCTTATATTAACAGGACTAGAGGAAGCCACCCAAGGTGATCTCAAAGATCTAGGTGCGGGTAGGTTTATGAAGGAAATAGATGCTAGTAGTTTGTATAACGTAGTTCAAAATAGAAAAGAAGCTTTAGCTGAAATTATGGAACCTGAATTGTTAAACAATGTTGAACGTTTAACAGAGGCTTTATTAATAGCAGGGAGAGGATCACGGAGAGAAGTTGCAGGGTCTGGAATTGGTGTAACTATTCCTACGGGACTATCTATGCCATCTCTATTATCAAGAGGTTATGCTCTAAGCAGAAGAGTGGTTAGCCCAGGATTTGTATTTGCTGAAGTTGCTTTAAGACAAGCAATGAAAAATAATGCAAAAAGCCTTGCTACAATAGCTAGTGATCCAAAGATGGTAGATGCAATGATTGAAATTATCGAGCAAGGAGATAAAAATATAGCAAAATATAATGCTAAGATATTTAACATTGTTATAACAATGCTTGCTCGTGCTCAATACGAACAGGCTGATTCAAGAAGAGAGACTCAGACACAAGATCTGGGGCTTGATAAATTTAGATTAGGAGAAAGACAATGACCGCTATTATATTAATAGTATGTATTTTTGCAGCAATAGGGCTTTGCTCTGTGGTGGCTGCGTTTACACCAAATGAGTCTGATAATGCTTACTTACAGAAGCTATGGGACTTCATCAATCTTCTTGGGGCTAACGTTTATAAAGCGATTAATAAGTGAAACTAATACCCCATGAACCTGTGATGTTACGCATCACTTATCACATGCCAGATCATCCTCATGTGCTACAGGAGTTTGTCTGGCAATTTCTTGACTTTGCCCCAGTGTATCCAAGAATGAATCATTTTGTTAAATATTGGAGAAATAACATTGAGGGGCCGATACATACAATAGAGTTTGACTGTGGAACAAAAGAAACTACAACAAGACAGTAAATACAATCCTTTAGATTTAGATAACGATGGATGTGTATCCGATAGAGAACTTGAGATAGCAAAAGCTGTAGAACAGCATGAGAAGATGGATGCACAAAGAAGAATGGCATGGACTGCAATGATAGCAATGTTAGTCTTTACAGCCCTGGTATTCTTGCCTCTCTTTCCTGATACTAGAATAAAAGCTCTTGGTGATTTATTTTCACTCTTTTATATCGGTATGGCAGGATGTGTGTCTGCATATTTTGGTGCTGCAGCCTTTATGAGTAAAAAGAAATGATACAAGCTTTATTACCATCAATACTACCTGTTGTTACGGATGTAGTGGGTAGATTCCTGCCTGAAGATAAAGAGAAGAAGGCACAGGCAGAAAGAGAAATACGGGCTAGCCTAGAAGAAAACTTAGCAAAAGTAAACTTAGCCCAGGCTCAAGCTAACATAGAGCAAGCTAAACACCCTTCTATCTTTGTAGCTGGAGCTAGACCTGCCATCATGTGGATATGTGCTTTTGCTCTTGGGTGGCAGTTTATATTAGCCCCCATATCTTCATGGATTATTATTACGTGGTATCCTACAGTTACTCTGCCCATGCTTGAAACAGGTGAGCTTACTAGTTTAGTTCTTGCTTTGCTTGGACTTGGTGGTATGCGTACAGCGGAAAAGTGGAGAGGTGTAGCTAGAAACAGTATTAAATAAACTTCTCCACACCTCTCATAAAATTATTTTGATAGTCTCCTAGGTATTCAACTAGAGAGACTATTTTTTTTGTCTCAGAATAGTCAGGGTTCCATACGTCAAAAGCTTCTTCTACTAGCTTTGGATCAGGTGGCTTACTAGCCTCAAGAACAATCTCTCCATCTCTATTTAAATGAACAGATAGCTTAAATAAAATTGCATTTGTGTTACTCATCTTTTACCTTAACTATTCTCAATGTCTTTGATTTTGATCGTGTATGTATTTAACTTAAATACAAAATTACCAGATGCAGACAAAGACCCTGCATGGTTTAGCTTTGCTTTTTGCATAAACTCTTTTTTCTTTATCTTACCAAGATACCAACCTTTAGATAAATCTGATAGGACACGAGCAAATGCATAATAGTCGCACTCTTGTTTTGTGCTATGTTCATTTAGATTACACTCGTAGTGCTCTCTTGGTATAGAGTTCACTGCTTGCGTCTTAACGTCTACGGTAGACCCATCATCAAGAGTTAGATCATAATTGTATGTGTTACTTTGGGTAGCAGTGAGAATGTCTCGCACCGCTATCTCGCCTACAAAGCCTGAGAGGTTGCCCTTTCCTTGCAATATAGAGCCACGTAAGGCTCCCATCTCCTTGGCCTTCTCTTGGGCCTCAGAGAGCATCTCAGGGCTAATCTCAAAGGTTTTGATCATTACTCTGTCTCATTTTAAAATCTACCTCTTTTAAAATTTCCCTTGTAGTTGAGGGAAACAACCCTGGAACTGTAGCGTGTATAATAATAAATGCTATTGCAAATAATAAATAGGGAATTAAGCTGATTGCAAAACGAAAATGTTCCCAATAAGACATCTCTACTTCGTTCAAGTGTTCTTTAGTTCGCCCAAACATCTGACCAATCTCCATTTAGCGCACCTTTTGCATAATCCGTAGCTCTGTTCTCAAAGAAGTTCGTATGAGTAGGAGCGTTGATCATAGTCTCTACCCACGGTAAAGGATTAGTCTTTATTTTGTATATGCCCTTCATGCCCATGGCTATTAGCCTACGATCTGCTATATATCGAATGTATTTTTTAACTTCATCAGACGATAGTCCTTCCACTGCACCCATATTAAACGCAAGATCAACAAATTTGTCTTCAAGATCAACCATCTTTTCTGCAGTGCTATATATTTCTGATTTAATTTTATCATTCCATATCTCTATGTTTTCTTCTACATAAGTTCTAAATAGTTTAATCATTCCCTCTGTGTGTTGTGTTTCATCTACAATAGACCATGTAACTATTTGTCCCATGCCTTTCATTTTACCATGCCTAGGAAAGTTTAACAACATAATAAATGAAGAGAACAACGCTAGACCTTCAGTAAAAGCAGAAATAGCAGCAATTTGTAAAGGTATCGGAAGCTTATTTGAAGAGACATTACTCTTAAAAAAATCATGTTTGTCTCTCATGGCTTCATATTCATTGAACTCGTTATATGTGCTCTCTGGCATACCTAGTGACTCAATAAGATGTGAGTATGCGGCAACGTGTAAAGCCTCACGAGCAGCGAACGATAGCAGCATCATTCTACACTCAGGCTGTGGAAAGTTAGGCAGATAATTATTTACATATCCACCTGCAACATCTATATCTGACTGCGTAAAAAATCTAAATATATTAGTAAGAAAATATCTTTCTTCTGTAGTCAGTTTATTTTTCCAATCTTTAACATCTTCAAGCATTGGCACTTCATCTGGTAGCCAGTGTGATTGTTCACTTTTTTTCCATGCATCATACGACCATTGATAATTGAATGGTTTAAAATACTCTCTCTCATCTTGTAGTTTTAAGTTACTCATGCTCTCCCCCTTTTGCTCGTCCTAAACCTCCTGTAAATATTTCCGGTTTATCTTTTGCTAATTTAAAAGTTATAGCAGTTACAAATAGACCTGCTATTAATAGTATGTGTGCTATTGCAGATATGCCAAATACAACAAAAGATCCAACATAAATACTGAATATAATACACCACATCCATGCTAGAACCTGCATTATCATATGTCTAACTGACATGCTTGGTATATTACTTAATGGGTTATATCTATTGTCCATTATAGATGCCCAACAACTCCCTATGTATTTAATCACGTATCAACTCCCTCCTCTTTCTCTATTTTTTCAAACTCTTTAGATTCTTCTTTAGTCACACAGAGAAACTCACTTACTTCTGCACCCTCTATGTGACTATAAGTTTGCTCACCAAACAACACCAGGTCGCTAATATTTTCTGTAACAAATTCAAAACATTCTACCTGAGTTTCAAACACTAATTCTTTATCGTGTTTGTGACTAACGATAAATGTATTACCACCTAGATAATCTTCAAAGTTTGGAAAGAACATAACAATAATAATTATAAATTTAGCCATAATTTTTACCCTTCACAAGCAAGACACTCATCACCAGAGGCTAAAGACTCCATATCTAATTCGTTTATGATCTGACGCTCTATCTTGCGGCTAACCTTATCAGCTTTACCAATCTTTTCTGATCTACAATAGTACATAGTCTTTAGGCCCTTTTTCCATGCCATGAAATGTACAGCATGAAGATACTTTATATCTACGTCTGGTCTAAAGAAAACGTTCAAAGATTGTGATTGATCTATGTATTGTTGTCTATCCGCTGCATGTTCAATCACCCATCTTTGGTCAATCTCCATTGCAGTTTTAAATACTTCTTTCTCTTCAGGTGATAGACATCTAAGATGCTGCACAGAACCATCATTAGCTATGATACTAGACCATATGCGATCATAATTTAGTTTATTGTCTTTCTTACATTTCTCTTTAATGATCTTATCAAGAAATTTATTCTTATTCAAAAAGGAACCACTAAGCGTATCTTGGCGATAGGCATTGGCTCTCCAAGGTTCGATAGATGGTGATGTGTTTCCCATGATAATTGAACTTGAAGCATTGGGTGCAATTGCCATAACGTGACTACAACGTAGTCCTGTTCCTGTTGCATCAGGTGCTTCTCCTCTGAGTGAAGCCAAGCTTCTGTTCGCGTGATCAAGTTCTGTTCGTATGTGTTTAAACATTCGCATGTTAATTGATTTAGCCA